AGTCATTTTGCGCGTATGCTCTGTTTGGCACACTTGTTTAAATGGCCTTCTAAGAACATCCTTATTATGTCCTCTAATAGAAGCATGGCATTGACCTCATTTCGAGAGATTGCTTATATCATCGAAGGCAATCCGACTATGAAGGCAATGGTTAAACAGATTAGGTATGCAAATGGAACAGAGTCCATTGAATTACTAGATGGCACGCGTTTAGATGTTGTTGCAGCAACAAGAGATGGTTCGCGTGGTCGAACAGCCGACTATTTATGGATTGATGAGTTACGCGAAATCTCAGAAGAGGCTTTTCAGGCTGCAACGCCTGTGACACGCGCACGCGCTAATGCGCAAGCGCTTTATACAACCAACGCAGGTGATGCGTTTAGCACAGTGCTTAATTCCATCATCGAAAGAGCGCGTTCTTATCCGCCTAAGTCTTTAGGCTATTACGAATACAGCGCACCTCAGTATTGCAAGATAGATGACCGCGAAGCATGGGCAATGGCAAACCCTGCATTAGGATATACAGTGTCAGAAGAGGCAATTGAGGAATCTATTGCAACATCTAGCATTGAAACAACCAGGACGGAAACTCTTTGCCAATGGGTTGACTCATTGCAATCACCTTGGCCGCTTGGCGTTATTGAAGCAACCTCAAATAGCGATTTAGTTATGTCACCTGGACCAATTACCATATTTGCCTTTGACGTAAGCCCATCAAGACGCAATGCAAGCATTATTGGTGGCCAGATTCTTCCAGATGGCAAAATAGGCTTTGGATTAATGCAGACATGGGAAAACTCTGTTGCAGTAGATGATTTGAAGATAGCGGCAGACATAAAAGCACTCTGCGACCAATGGAAACCGCGTGCAGTCATGTACGACAAATACACCACGCAGTCAATTGCAGACCGCCTATCAAATGCAGGCGTTATGGTTGAAGATTGCTCTGGTCAACGCTTTTATCAGGCGTGTGGGGAACTTTTAGATGGATTCGTGAACTCTAGGGTTGAGCATCAAGGCCAACAGGAATTGGTGGGCATGTTTAATAACTGTGCAGCCAAAACAAACGACACTGCCTGGAGAATCGTAAGACGTAAGAGTGCTGGAGATGTTTCTGGAGCAATTGCAACTGCGATGGTTGTTCATAAACTATCTATGCCAGTTTCACGTCCTCAAATTGTTGCCTAGACACAACGACACGAAATTGTCAAATATTAGACAAAGTGTGATACACTGTCTAAATGGGTATCTTTTCGCGTTTTAATACGCAAGCACCACAAAAGCAAGAATCTTCTATTCTCGCGCAATATGCGCCGCAATTAATGTCAGAAAATTTTAATCTTTACAATTATGGTGTTCTTGGTATTCGTCGCGAAGAAGCAATGTCTGTTGCATCCGTGGCACGTTGCCGCAATCTAATTGCAGGCACTATTGCTTCAATTCCTTTAGAGTTATACCGTAAATCAACTGGAGAAGAACTAGGTTCACCTGTTTGGTTAGAACAACCTTCTAAATCGCAACCACGTTCAGTAACTATTGCTTGGACCGTTGATTCATTATTATTTTATGGCGTTGCTTATTGGCGCGTCAAAGAATTGTACGCGGATGATGGACGTCCTGCGAGGTTCGAATGGGTTGCAAATACTCGCGTTACATTTAATTTAGATTTAGAAAATGAATTTGTAACTCAGTATTATGTTGATGGTTATGCAGTACCGATGGAAGGTATTGGAAGTTTAATTACATTCCAAGCATTTGATGAAGGTGTTTTATCCCGCGGCAAAGAACTTATTAAAGCATGTGTTGACTTAAACAAAGCAGCATCTATTGCAGCATCGACACCTATGCCATCTGGAGTGCTAAAAAATAACGGTGCTGACCTAGACCCTAAAGAAGTTCAGGGATTACTTGCCGCTTGGCGCAATGCTAGAAATAATCGTTCAACTGCTTATCTCACTTCTACTTTAGAATACCAAGCAACATCTTTCTCACCTAAAGACATGATGTACGACGAATCAAAACAATTCCTTAGTACAGAAGTTGCAAGAATGATGAATGTTCCTGCCATTTACGTTTCAGCAGATATGAACTCAAGTTATACATATACCAATGTCCTTGATTCACGCAAAGATTTTCTTGCGTATTCTTTGCAGCCTTATGTATCTGCAATTGAGGACCGTTTATCAATGGACGATATAACAGCGCATGGAAACGAAGTTCGTTTTGACCTAGACAAGCAATTCCTACGTCAAGACCCAATGCAAGAACTTTTGGTAATTGAAAAACTACTTTCCTTAGGCCTTATTACTTTAGAACAGGCGATGGAAATGACAGACCAAACATCTAATGGAAACGGCGGTATGTAATGTCAGAAATGATGACATTTACCCTAGAAGCAGCAGAACTTACTGCTTCAGTTGAGGAAAGAACAATTAGCGGCAAGATTGTTCCAATGGGAACAAATGAAGTAGGAAATACTTCAGCAGGCGCAGTTATTTTTGAACGCGATTCAATAGAGATACCAGAACCTAAGTCCATCCGCCTTTTGGCGCAACATGACATTAAACAACCTCTGGGTCGCGCTCAATCTTTTGAAACACGTGCAGATGGTGTTTATGCCGTTTTTTCTTTAAGCCGTAGCAGCAAAGCAACAGACTATTTGCTTATGGCTCAAGAAGGTTTAGTTACAGGACTTAGTGTGGGAGTGGAAGTTAAATCTTCAAAGCCTTCACGTGATGGCATTATGCACGTTACTTCAAGCGTTCTACGTGAAGTATCTGCTGTAACAGAACCAGCATTTAAGTCAGCACAAATCACAAAGATTTCAGCGGAAGAATCTGCACCAGCAGAAGAAATCGTTGAAGAAAACCAACTAACAGAAAGTGAGGCCGTCGTGGAGAATACTCCAGCAGAGGCAACAACTCCTGAGGTCGAAACCCCTGCGGTAGAGGCCTCACGTCCAACAGTTAGCGTTACAAATGTACGCGAACGTGTTGCACCAATTACATCAGCACAATACCTAGAAGCAAACATCAAAGCAGCACTTGGTGATGACGAAGCACGCCGCGTAGTTCGCGCAGCAGATGATTCGACTTCAACCAACACTGGTTTGACACTTCCAACACATCTAAATACTTTCATTACAGATACATTCTCTGGCCGTCCAGTTTTTGATGCAGTTACTCGTTCGGCATTAACTGAAACAGGAATGTCATTTACAGTTCCACGTCTTTACACAAATGCGGGAACACCAAACGTTGCACCAACAGTTGCAACAACAGCAGAAGCAGCAGCACCATCTGAAACTGGGATGACTTCCAGTTATGACACAGTAAGTATTTCCAAAATGAGTGGACTCAACCGAGTGAGTTTTGAACTCATCGACAGAAGTTCTCCTGCATTTATGGAACTTTTGATGGGTGAACTTCGTAAAGCGTACGAAAAGGCAACAGATACAGCAGTTCTAACAGAACTCATTTCATCTGGTACAGCAGCAGCAACAACAGCAGCAACAGCAGCAGGATTGCAATCATTCATCTCAACTGAAGGCGCAGCAGCGTACAAGGGAACAGGTGGCGATTTCGCTAACAAGTTGGTTGTAAATACAGACCAATGGGCGGCAATTACTGGATACGCGGATACCACTGGACGCGCATTGTACTCAGCACAGGGTGCAACATACAACGCATCAGGTACAGCAGTTGCATCATCAGTACGTGGAAATATCCTAGGCACTGATTTAATTGTTGACCACAACATTGCAGCATCAGGTGTTGTTGACAACTCTGCTTTCCTTATTGCACCTTCATCAGTGTACGTTTGGGAATCCCCAACGACACAACTTCGTCTGAATGTATTGCAATCAGGTGAGGTGGAAATTAATCTCTACGGTTATTTAGCAATTTATGTTGCTAAGTCAGGTAAGGGTGTTCGTAAGTTCAACCTAACTTAATAGGTTACTAAGTCGCTGGGAGTGGGGCGCAGCCCTTGCCTCACTCCCAGTCTTTAGAAAGGATTAAGAATGTCACTTTGCACAGTTGCGGAACTTCGTTCAGCACTTGGAGTAGGCACGTTATATACAGACGCTAGCCTTCAATCCGTGTGTGACGCTGCTGACGTTGTAATCCTTCCTATGTTATGGAATAACTACACATTTAACGCAGGGCATAGCAACACAGCAACAACAGGAACACTTTACTTTGACACTCTAGTTGAAAAAGTCTTTTATGTAGGTCAGACAGTTGTTATATCAGGCAACGGTTCAAAGCACAACGGCTCTAAGACAATCACAGGCGTTGGCGATTACAACATTACTTACAACATCACAGGCAACAACAACACACCTGCTCCCTATCATCCAGTCGAGCCACTAGGCCAGGTTGCAGCAGATACTTATGTTGATTACACACTAGATGCAGCCGTACAAGAAGCGGCACTTATGATTTCAGTAGACATCTGGCAAGCACGTCAGGTTTCTAACTCAGGCGGAGTTTCACCAGACTTTTCACCATCGCCTTACCGCATGGGAAATACTTTACTTGCACGCGTCAGAGGTTTGTTGGCCCACGCGATTAGCCCAAGTTCAATGGTTGGATAATGTCAACAGCATTAACAACCCTAAGAACAACTATTGCCACTGCTTTAGTTGATAACTCTTTATGGCAAGTTTTTGCGTTCCCGCCTGCAACCGTTTTAGCGAACAGCGTTATCGTTGCACCAGATGACCCTTACCTAACACCTAACAATAACCAGCACAATACAATCGCACCAACAGCGAATTTCAAACTGGTAATCACAGTTCCTTTGTTTGATAACGAAGGCAACCTCAATGGAATTGAAACAGCCTTAGTTGGCGTGTTCAATAAACTCGCTGCGTCATCCTTGACGTATAATGTGGGAGCAATTAGTCAGCCAAGCGTTCTAAACGTGGACTCTGGCTCATTGCTTACTTGCGAGATGTCACTGTCCGTACTAACCACCTGGAGTTAATATGTCCGAATGGGAAAAAGAGAACGAGGCCTTCCTGAAGAAAATCGGGCAGGTAACACCAGCAGCAAAGCAAGCACCTACAAAGAAAGATGAGGAATAACCTAAATGGCTGTATTTCTAAATAACAAGGTCGGCGTTAAGGTTAACTCCGTAGACCTTTCTGACCACGTAACAAGCGTTACACTCAATCGTCAATTTGATGAACTGGATGTAACAGCGATGGGAGATAGTTCCAGAAAGGCCGTAAAAGGTTTGGAATCATCTTCAGTAACAATTGATTTTCTAAATGACACAGCGGCAGCAAACGTTCTTGCAACATTGCAGGCTGCATGGGGAACAACTGTTACAGTTGTTCTACTTCAAGATAAAGGTTCAGCGGTATCAGCAACAAACCCGCTATACACAATGTCTGTGTTAGTAAACGGAACACAAGATATTAACGGAGCAGTTGGCGATATTGGTTCACAATCAGTAACTTGGAACTGTAACTCAACAGTTGCAGTTGCAACAACAGGTACTTTCTAAAAACAAACTAAGGGGCAAAAATGGCAAAGTTAAAAGTAACAAGGGCAGATGGAATAGTTGGCGAATACCCAATTACTCCATTGGTGCAATACGGATTTGAGATTTGGGCTAAAAAAGGATTCCACAAATCCTTTATTGAAGATGCTTCTCAAACTTCGATATTTTGGCTTGCTTGGGAATGTATTCGCAGGTCTGGTGAAACCGTACCGATGTTTGGGGAAAAGTTCATTGAAACTTTGATTGACGTTGAAGTTCTCGATGACGATTCCCCGAACTAGGGCGCGATTCCGTCACCTACCTTATCGCTAAATTAAGCGTGAGGCTAGGAGTCGCGCCACAACATTTGTTAGAACTAGATGAAGTAATGCTAAAGAATCTAATTAAGGTTCTTCAAGACGAAGCGAAGGAGATGAGAGATGCCAACAGAAGTCGTGGGCGCTCTCGCTCTTCGTAAAGCCTTAAAACAATATGCGCCTGACTTAGCAACTGAACTACGTAAAGAAGTTGCTGCTGCTTTAAAACCAGTTGTATCACGCGCACGCGGTTTTGTACCTAGTGACTCAGACATTATGAGCGGATGGCAACGTCGTTCATTCTCTGAAGCAAAGTTTCCTATGTATGATTCAAACATCATACGCAAAGGCATTAGTTACAAAACCAGTCCTAGCCGAGCCAACAATCGTGGCTTTACATCATTAGCAGCAATTGAAAACAAATCTGCTTTGGGTGCAATTATTGAAACCGCAGGACGCAAAAATCCAGGGGGTCAGCCTTGGGTTGGACCAGGTAAGAATGTTACACAAAAGCGCTATTCACATTCTGTTAATCCTAGAGCAGGCGAACAGTTTATTAAGAACCTTGGGCCAATCTACGGACAAAAGAAAACATCTGGTATTGGTGATAAGCGTGGTCGTTTAATTTATCGTGCATGGGATGAAACAAACGGCAAAGTTATTGCCGCTTACTTTAAGGCAGTTGAAAACGTTACTGCCAAGTTTAATAAGCGTACTTCAATTGTCGACATAAAGAGAGCAGCATAATGGACGTTTCAAAGATAGCCGTTCAAATCGCCTCGGAGTTCACAGGCTCTAAGGCGTTTAAGCAGGCTGAAACATCTGCTCAAAAACTAGAACGTACAGTTAAAAACCTTGGCAGAACTTTAGGTGTTACTTTTTCACTAGCCGCCATTGTTAATTTTGGTAAGGCTTCAGTTCGTGCATTTATGGATGCTGAACGTGAGGCTGCTGTCCTTGCCAACACAATGAAAAACCTAGGGCTAGGTTTTGATTCTGGAAGAGTTTCAGCATATATAGATAACCTTGGCAGGCTTTATGGCATAACTGGTGACCAGGGAGTTCCTGCAATGCAGGCTCTATTAAGCGCCACTGGTTCAGTCACAAAGTCCCAAGAATTAATGAATACTGCAATGAACATTGCAGCAGCAAACAATATCGGAGTTGCTGAAGCGGCTAAAGGTTTAAGCCAGGCATACCTTGGTAATCGCAAGGCTCTTAATCAATACAACACAGGTCTTACAAAAGCAGAATTACAATTAAAATCTTTTGAAGATATACAAAAATTATTAGATACACGCCTTGCTGGCGCTGCCACCGAGGCTGCTGCCACATACTCAGGGCAATTATTAATACTTAAAGAAAACGCAGACCAAGCCAAGGAAGCAATTGGAAAAGGCTTAATAGATAGTTTTATTCTTTTAGCAGGCGATAACAGTCTAGAGGTTGCCACTGCTAACATGAAAAAGTTTGGTGACCAAATTGCTTATGCTTTACTTGGCGCAGCAGACCTACTTAAAAAAATTCAAGGCATTGGCAAAGAAAGCGAACAAGGTTTTGTTGGTCCTGACGGAGTAAGAAGAACACGCCGTCCATCTGCTTTGCAAGAACTAGCAGGATATGGAAAAACAGTAGCCAATCGAAATGCAATTATGGGCACGCCTGGTGCTATTTCTGGCAAGTTCCCAGGTGGCGCTGCCTTCTTTGCCGCGCAGGCTAAAGCAGAAGAAGCCTCTATTAAGCGTGCTAAAGAATTACAAGCAATCGAAAGAAAGCGTTTAGATACCGCCAAGAAACTTGCTGCTGAAAAGGCTAAAAAAGTTGCTTTAGATAAACTTTCTGCGTTCCTTAATAAAGCAGAACAACTGTTTGATATGGACCGTATCCAATTAGCGGCTGCTGCTTTAAGCAAGCAGACCGATGAAGATAAGGTTCGAATTAGATTAAAGCAAGAAATCCTTGACCTTGAACAAGCAATTAGTGACGGCAATGTTGAAGGTGCTGCTAAGTTGGCACTTGCAATATCTAAAGACGCTGAACTTCTTGGGCAACTTCGCGGTGACATGATTAAGTTGGGTGATGTTCCAAATCCATTTATGGAATGGCTAATGACACTTCAAGCAATTGCAGCACAGTTAGCGGCCCTAGCAAATTTTGTACCACCTGTAACTGGCTCGATGGGAATTGGTATGGGCGGCTTTAATGCTGGTTCTGCCCGTCTTGGAGAATCAGCAGGCAATGCTGCTGCTGGACTTCCTGCTAACTCATTAAGTGATTTCATGGGATTTGGAGATACACATTTAGGCGCTCTTGCACGTCAAGGAGCAGTTCAAAACATTAGCGTTGTTGTCAATAATGCTGGTTCAACAATTACAGAGCGTGACCTTGTTGCTTCTATTACTGAAGGTATCTACAACAACCAGGCTGCTGGTACTCCAATCAATTATTCAACGGTGTATTAATGGCATTACCTGCAACCCCTATTGTTAAAATTAACCTTACTCAAGGAGCATCATTTGGTACTGTGATGGTGTTGGGTACGGGTCAGTTAGGCTTTGCAGAACTTGGCACAGTTGTTCCAGATATTGTTGATGTATCTGCTTCTGTTCTTAAAATTAACACACGCAGAGAACGCAACCTTTTGCAAGATAAATACATCTCTGCAACTGCGGTTGTGCGCGTGAACGACCCAACAGGGAACTGGAATCCCCAGAACACATCCTCAATTTTTTATCCTGATGTTCAACCACTGCGTAAGATTCAGATTCAAGCCAATTACTCTGGAACTTTGTATTCTATATTTTCTGGTTACATTACAGAATATAAGTACACATACCCGACATCACAGGAAACGGGATTTGTTGACTTTATTTGTTATGACGCTTTCCGTTTATTCTTTAACTCAAACGTAACAACAGTCACAGGTGCTACTGCTGGCCAAGATACAGGAACACGTATTGGCAAGATTCTTGACATGGTTACATGGCCTAACTCTCAGCGTTCTATTCAGACAGGCAACACAACATGTCAGGTTGACCCAGGCGGAACTCGCTCAGTTCTTCAGGCTATTCAAACTGTTGAGTTCACAGAGCAAGGCGCGTTCTATATTGACAAGGCTGGAAACGCAGTATTCAAGAATCGTCAATATGTCGTAGATGCTCAATCTGTGTCACCTACCAAGTTTTCTAATGCTACTGGTTCTTCTGATATTAACTATGCTGGTATTCAGTTTGCTTTTGATGATAAGACAATTGTGAACTCAGCAACGGTTACTAGAGTTGGTGGAACTGCTCAGACTTACTCAGATGCGACATCTATTGCTTCTTACTTTACTCATGCTATTACCGCTCCAGATATGCTTATGCAAACTGACGCCAATGCTTTAGCACTTGCAAC